GTTGCGCATGCCACGAGCCGAGCGAAGACCGTAGAGATTGGCCCCAAGCTCGCCCTTGAGTCGGACGAACTGCGAGACGGTGGACGTGTAGTTCGTGTGGATCTGGCGGATCTCGCTCATTCTGCCGCCTCATTCCATTCTTCGCGGCTCTGCTGATATTCGGCATCGGCACGATCGGCGGCCGACAGACGCTGCCAGCTCGACTCCATTCCGGAGTAGCTGACTGTTCGGCGGTTGTGACGCTTGACGCGTTGGTGAAAGCGCTGAAGCGTGACTTCGGTCGAGACGATCTCGGCCATCTGACCGGCAGTCAGCCAGTCCGCGCCGTTCTTGCGGATCATGCTGACGACAGCCTTTTCGAGCGTGTCGCATCCGAAGCTCATGAGGAATTCGACTTGGCGCTCACGGGTCGCGTTCATGCGAATGCTCCGAGGCTATGCGCGAGGTAGAGAACCAGCGCGGCGGTGAGGATGATGGAGGCCATGAGGATGCGGGCGGGGAGCTTGTGGGAGGTCATAGGCCTGTCCTCCAGCCCTCGCGGAAAGCCACCTTGGCAACGACCGGCATGTTCCCGGCGGCGTGATTGCAGGGCTCGCAAGCCAGGACCAGGTTCGACATGTGGTTCGGACCGCCATGGCAAACCGGGACCAAATGCTCGATAGTGATCTCGCGGTCTTCCGGTAGCGTGAAGCCGCGACCACAGAACCAGCAGGCCATCCCATCGCGCACTGCAAGCGCCTCGATCAGGTGGCGAGAGCGCTTTCGGCTCTTCAGATCGGGCGAGAGCGGGATAGCGCGGCCCGCATCAAACGCCTCGCGTAGATCCAGCAGGCCTTCCGGCCAAGTCTCCTTGCCGGCCTTGTTGCGATAGGCGACGAGCACGCCATCGCAGGTCCGAACGCGGAGGATTTCCCATTCGTTGGTCGGAGCATCCACGATAGCTCCGCGAGCGATCAGCCAGTCCTTGAAGGCGGCGATGTCCTTTGGCTTGCGGGGCTTCACCGTCCCTGCTCCGTCGAAGCAGTGCGATAGCCGCTGAAGGCTTCCTGATGGCGAAGGGCGTCTGTCTTCAGCGCGGCCGAGATCATGATGCCAATGACGACCAAGCCGACCAGCACCGACATTCCGCTGAGAATGGCGCAGAAGAGGCAGTCGTCGTCGTCACGCTGGTTGCCGTACTCGCCGCGAATGTCTTCGTCGGTGACTGTGAAGAAAGTGCCGGGGTTATGCAGGTCGTTCATCTGACGCTCCTGAGTGAACTTCGGTGGAGGGCTGCGAACAGCCCTCGGTCGAGGCTCACGTCTCAGGGTCGAACGACATTGCGATACACTCGCGCCTGGTACTCAGTGCCATCAGGCAGCTTGCGGGTCTCAGTTGCTTCCTCAGCGTCATAGAAGCAGGAGTTGCCACGAGCGTCATAGCCAGCGAGGCCGCTGCGCAGGTGCGCCATTGCCCGGCCATAAGCAAAGGGGTCGGACTTGTCGGCCGCCGCAAAGCGGCGGGCGGCGTCGATGTGCGAATGATGGACGGCACGGAATGCAGTGTTTGCCATTTGGAATTCCATCTCCTGGTTGGTGATGGAGGCTCATCTTGGCGCTCCATCGTCTGGGGATGAAGCCAATATACACGCAGCGTGGACGAACGCAAGCGGATATCCACGCTTCGTGTAAAAATAGTTCGAGCCTTATCCACACCCTCGCCGAATCTGCCGGCAAAATGGGACTCGCAAAACCTGGGCGTCTGCTATAGCTTCAAAGGAACATAACGAGAACAAGGAGGAACGATGAGCGACGATAAGCGAACCGCCGCCGCGACTGAGCGGGACCGGTGGCTTCGACGCCAAGCCGTGCAGATCGTTGCTCAGCTTCCTGAGAACGAGCAGGATGCGCTTCAGATCATCGCATACGCACGAGAATTGCAGGCGCAGTTCATTGGAAACGACATCGGGCGCAGGGAGCTTCGTGCTCTGCGCCTTGTCTCAAACTTCGAGGATGAGGCTTCTAGCTCGCCTTCTTCTCAACTGAAGCTGTAGCCTCGGCTGGCAGCTTCATGGCGATACGCATAGGCAGGCCGGATCGGACGCCAAAGTAGATCCAATCGAGGGTGACACCCGTTCGCCGCACGATTTGAACAGCTTGGTCCAGGTTCGGCCTGCGATATCCTGTCTCATAGTTCGACAGCGCCTGAGTGGTGAAGCCCACGAACCGCGCGAAGTCGGCTGCGCTCATATCCAGCGCTTCTCGCGTCTGGACGATGCGCTCTCCAATGGCTCTCAAATCAGTCGCAGTGAACGGGCTTTCCATGCCGGGATAATGCGCCGCCGCATCTGAGGCGGCTACACACACGTTAGCCCTTGCAGAGTATCCACGCTGCGTGTATATTGCACCGTATGCCAAAGGTAAGCGTCTCCTCGATCACAGAACTGGTTAGCGAGCTTGGCGGCCTCACCGCTGCGAGCCGCACCCTGAACGCGACCCCGCAGGTCGTCTACAATTGGCGCCAGCGCGGCCGCATCCCGACGCGCTTGTTCCTCGATCATGAGCGTAAGCTCTCGCAGCTCGGCGTGTCTGCGCCCGTGACGCTTTGGGGGTTCGAGGCTCCCATGACGCGCGGTGTCGCAGCATGACCCGCCACCACGAAGCCAACATCACCCGTCACGGCGGCATCTCCCTCGCAACCCAGGTCTATGCGCTCTACCAGCAGCAAGAGCTGACGATCTCTCAGATCACAGCCCGCTTGTACGGAGAGGACACGGTCCACGGCCGCATGCAGGTCAACAGCCTCATTGACGAGGCTCGTCGCAACGCAGCGAGGAACCACTGAGATGACCGTGTGGCAACCCGGCATGCGGTGCGTTTTTATCGGCGTCGCGTCCGATCCTAAAGTCATAGCTAATGGGATCGTTTACACCGTCAGGTGGGTCGGAGAGGCGTGCTTCGGCGAAGGCGAACTCTGCCTTGCCCTCAAATTGCACGAGATCGTTCGCCCGCCAGTTCTTGGGTTCGAAGACTATCCTTTTGCCGCTCAGTTCTTCCGCCCCCTCTCCGAAACACGCCTAGATCAATTCCGCAAACTGCTGGCTCCCGTCGATACCCGGGAGACTGTCTGAATGCGCTCCTCCATCGGCTGCAGTTTCTTCTCTCGTCCTGTGGCCGTGTCTGCGCGGCGGGGTTTTGTCTCGCGTCCCCGCCGCGCCTTTCTCCATTCGTTCCCGGTTGCGCCGATCTCCCCAGACCCTGGCAACCAGATACTCAGCAAACCCAAATCGGTCCGTCTCCATGTCCCGAAGATGACACTGGAGACCGAGCGTGACGCACCCGAATTCAGGGCGTGAGGCACCCGCCATGCCAGCAGCTACCGCATCCAACTACGTGAAGGTCATGGTCGAGCGCGAAGCTCGCGGGGAGGGCGATCTATCAGGCGCCATGGCCCGCATCGCCCGCCGCTATGGCCTCACTGTCTGGCAGGTGGAGCGGCTTCGCAAGGGCCGAAACAAGACCATCGAAGCGGGTCTCTTCTCCCGTATCCGCGCCGCATACCTCGCTGAAGTCGAGCGGCAGATTTCCAAGCTTCAGCACGAGCTCGCAATCGAACGAGCCACCCTGGGAGAAACCGATGCTGTGGAGCGCGCTGAAGCAGCGGTTCGCGAGCTGGCTGCGAAGGCGGCTGACGCGAAGGCGCGAACGCTTTCCTGAACGAGACAACGAGGAGTCAACGCCATGACCGATGCCGTCGCACAAGACCAGATCCGCTCCATCATCGAGCGCATCGAAAATTTAGAAGCCGAGAAGGCCACCATCTCGGAAGACATCGCCAATGTCTACGCCGAGGCGAAGGGAAATGGCTTCGACACGAAGGTGCTGCGCAAGGTCATCTCTCTTCGCAAGCAGGACGAGGCCGAACGGCAGGAACAGGAGGCCATTCTCGACCTCTATCTCCGCGCCCTGGATGCGGCTTCGGAGGCTTGACCATGCGCCGTATCCCCTATGCCGGCGCAGAGCGCCAACACCGCCGCTGGAGCGACGACGAGATCACTCTCGCCGCTTCGATGAAAGCTGACGGCGCGAGCTACGACGAGATTGCGGATGCGCTGCTGGACCGCTTCGAGCGCGTCTCGTGCAAGTCCAACATCTATGACGCCCTGCGCACCGCCAAGGCCTCCGCGTCTCAGATGCCGGTAGGTGCCTGATGGTCGTTCGTGAGGACCAAATCCATGCGGCCATCGTCCAGTACCTCCGGGTCACCATGCCCGACTGTCTGGTCTTGCATCCGGCCAACGGCGGTTCTCGCGATAAGCGGGAAGCCGCAAAGCTGAAGTGGCTCGGCGTTCTGCCGGGCATCCCTGACATCATCATCCTGCGCCCTGGTGGCCGCTTCTGCCTCATGGAGGTGAAGGGGCCCAAGGGCGTGCTCTCCGAAGCCCAGAACGACGTGCGCTATCACTGCGAGCGCTTCGAGATGCCTTGGGCTCTCGTTCGGTCCATCGATGACGCTCGCGAGGCTCTGGCTGGCTGGGGACTTCTGACGAGGGACGCAGCATGACCATCAAGCCAGAGATCCTTGACGCCATGGTTGCCAGCGGCTGCACGGCCGAACAGATCGCCGCCGTGGTCAAGGCTGCTTCGGCCAAGGTCAGCACGAACGCAGAGCGTCAGCGGCGTTACCGTGAGCGTCACCGTAACGTTAGTAACGTAACTGAGCGTAACGGTGACGTTACTAACGCCGAGACCCCTTCCCCTAAAAAAAGAAAGGTCTCCCCCTGCACCCCCTCTAAAGAAAAAAACAACCCCATCCCCGGTTCCTCCGAAGCTGACGCTTCGTCGGAACCCACGGCGCGCGACGACGAGCAACTTGCCTTCGATGCCTGGAACGAGACTGCCCATCGCTGCGGCCTGCCAGTTGCCGAGAAGCTAACCGCCGATCGCCGCTCGAAGCTCAAAGCCCGGTTGGCCGATGCGAACGGCCTCGAAGGCTGGATCCAGGCACTGACCCGTCTCGCAGCCTCGGCGTTCTGCACCGGCCGCAAGACCGACTTCCGAGCCGATCTCGATTTCGTCCTCCAAGCCAAATCATTCACCCGGCTTGTCGAGGGCTCCTACGACGACAACCGCAACCAGCGAGGCCAGCATGAGCAACGTAACTCGCATTCCCAGCGCGGGCCATCCGGCCTCGCAGACCACCTCGGCAACATCGTCGCTCGAAATGAGCTTCGAGACGCTGAATTCGAGGATCGTCAAGGACAGCGTTGGGCTCCCGATGGCTTTCCGAGCCGGGAGTTATCCCTCGTCCGAGGAGATGGAGGCAGCCACAGCTTCGATCAACGCGGCCCGCTCCGCGCTGTCGGTGGTCGCGACTTCCGCTGACATCGCCAAGGGCATCCGGCTTCTCTCGGGCGGCCTGAAGGTCAATGGCAACATGGACGCCGAGGCAGTCGCGGAAGCTTACATGTACTCGATGGAAGGCGTGAAGCGGGCGGTGTTCGACAAGGCGGTCCGCACCCTCCTGCGTCGCGGCGCGCCAGAGAAAATGTCCAAGACGTTCCTGCCTTCGGCTCCCGAGCTTCTGGACTACTGCGACCAGATCGAGCGCGACGCCAAGGCCATGGTGGTTCTCACGGAGAGGCTCCTAGCGCTTCCCGAGATGAAGATGCCCGAACCCATGTCCGAAGAACACTGCCAGGCGATGCGCCAGAAGATCGCGCAGCTCGCCAAGCCGCGCACGATGGAGGCCGAGTGATGGCCGCCTACTACAACGAGATCGACCCTTACGCGGCGCAGTGGCTCCGCAACCTGATCGCAGCCGGCCATATCGTGCCAGGCGACGTGGATGAGCGGAGCATCGTGGATGTCCAGCCTGACGACCTCAAGGGATACACGCAAGCCCATTTCTTCGCAGGCATTGGCGGCTGGTCCTATGCAGCTCGACTTGCTGGATTTCCTGATGACCGTCAACTCTGGACGGGATCTTGCCCCTGCCAGCCATTCTCTGTCGCTGGGAAAGGCGGCGCCCAAGCAGACGAACGCCACCTCTGGCCTGTCCTTTTCAAGCTCATTGCAGCCTGCCAGCCTCCCGTCATCATGGGAGAACAGGTTGCGGCTGCGGTTGGAAAGGATTGGCTCGACGGAGTGTCGTCTGACCTGGAAGGTATCGGCTACGCCTGCGGGGCGGCCGTTGTCCCGGCTTGTGCCGTCAACTCCCCTCATCGAAGAGACCGGCTTTGGTTTGTGGCCGACAATGCGATGCGGGGACGGGGCTCTGGCGAATGTGAGATGGCCTCCACGTCGAAACTTCCGAGGACGCATCGAGGACGCAGTGGCCTCATCTTTATGGCCGACGCCAACGAGCCTTGCGCACGCGAAGAACGGGAACAACGAGGCTGGAAACTCTGCAGGGCTCGTAGCGATCCGTGGGCACGCCATGGCTGGATCACAGGTTCAGATGGAAAAGCCAGGCGCATTGAACCCAGCATTCGTCTCTTGGCTCATGGGGTTCCCGCCAGAGTGGGAAAACTGCGCGCCTACGGCAATGCCATCGTCCCACAAGTCGCGGCGGAAGTGATCGGCGCTTACATGGAGGCCGCATAATGCTCGATGGCCTCGCCTACTACCGCTTCGCCCAGCCTCACAGCCAGATCCTCCTAGCCGAATGCACCCGAGAATGGGCGCGCAATCAGGTGAGGGCAGGGGTCTACCCCAAGGGCTCCATCTGGATCCCCGGCTGTCCTCTCGGACGTGAAGCCAACCCCGCTCTAGGCGACCTTTTCGCCCCTGACGAGCGATGGAAGGGGCCGACACCGCTCCTTGCCGTACCTGACGAAAAGCTCCCTTGGCAGAAGGTTTGACCATGTTCGCCGTATCCGCATCCAGAGCCACAAGCTCCCACGGCATTGCCGATCGTATGTCCCGCCTCGAAACCGCCATTGATCGCAAGAGCCTTGAGCTTCAGCAGGCCAATGAGCGCGCGACCAACCTTGAAGCCGAAGTCTCCCGCCTTCGTGGCGATAACGATCGCCTTCTCGCCGAGAACGAAGCGCTTCAGATCGCCATCAACGAGATGAAGAACGGCTCGCAGATCACCGCCCGATCGGTGATGGCGGAAATCTCCGCCCTGCGCGGTATCCCTCTCAAAACGATCCTGTCCACGTCCCGCAAGAGAGCGGTCCTCCTAGCCCGGCACGAGGCCATCTACGAGGTTGCCCGTCGCTGTCCATGGATGAGCACGCCCGAGATCGGCAAGGTGTTCGGCCGCGACCACACGACCATCATTCATGCCCTGACCTACTGGCCCGACAAAGCCTCTCGTATCGGCATCTCCGTTCTGCCGCTCGGCCGGGAGGAGGGCGAGTGAACCGAGTGGCCGTTCTCATGGAGCGACGGCGCGAAGCTGCGTCGAAGGATGTAGATCACCCGCCGCACTACACCGCTCACCCCTCCGGCATCGAGTGCATCCAGATCACCGAGCACATGAGCTTCGCTCTCGGCAATGCGGTGAAATACATCTGGCGGGCAGGGCTGAAGACCGATGATCTAGTACAGGATCTGGAGAAGGCGCGATGGTATCTCGACCGTGAGATTGCGCGCATCAAATCTCTGAAAAGTCAGGGAGAACAGCACAAATGAGCGCTCTGACTTTCGCGGTTTCGACCCTCACTGGTGTATGCTTAGGCCTCGTCATGTCGGCCTGCGTCTCCGAGCGTCGGTTGCTCAACATCATCAAGGCCGGGGCCTTTGAGCACGGCGGGAAAGCGTACAGCGTGAGGGAGGTGGCATGAGTGGGTGCCCTAGAATGCATTTGCCTTTCCCGCGCTGCAAGTTTGTTGCTGCTTATGATGACACGCCCCCGGACGCAGGTAGCGTGAAGCTTGAGGGTAGCGCCAACGGCCTCATTGGAATGGTCAAGGCAATGACTAAGCGCGAGTTCAAGGGCACCTACTGTGTGCGTTGTGGTAGGAAGGGCGAGCAATGAGAACCGCCAGCGAAAAGAAGAAGCGCGGCCGAGGCGGGCACAACAAGAAGCTGGGCGTCCCCCGCTATCCCTCCGGCGATGTGAACCACGCTGCGATCGAGAAGCAGAAGGACATCGTGTCGGTCGCCACGGCCGCTCGTGTTCGCCTCTTCGGCATCGCAGCCAATGACGCTCTGTCCGACAAGGCCGGGTCGGTTTTCGGCCGCATGTACCTCCAGGGCGAGCTTGGCCCTGTTCGCGGCAAAGAGGGGATGGCTGAAGCTGTGTATGAAGCGGGCATGGAGTTCGCCCGTCGCCGCAAGGCCTATCTCTCGGCCATCTCTGCGCCACCTTCGCCTCGCTCTGGCTCCGAGCTATCCGGTGGTGGTCGTCACATAGGGGTGGATCACGAAAGCGACGCCTACGCGCAACATTGCGCACGATCGCGAGCACGCTATGCGGAGATCCGCCGTGTGTGTCTCGATGCCGATGCGATGTCGATCATGGCGCTCGAAACCATTGTCTGCGAGGACAAGATGTCGGCGACTCTCGTTGGATCACTGCGCATCGGCTGCAACGCCATCCACCGCACCATCATGTCACAAAAGAGGGGTTGACTACCGATCGCGTTTGCTCCAAGTTCGTTTTTAAGATGGCGTGGTGCGCCCAAGGCGAGAAACGCCGTCAAATCCATCAATTCAGCAGAGTGGAGCAGCCCGGTAGCTCGTCAGGCTCATAACCTGAAGGTCGCCCGTTCAAATCGGGCCTCTGCAACCAAGATCAGGACGGCGGTGTGGAAGGACACACAGTGAGCGCCGGTCAACTCAGCTCATAGTCGTCGCCGGCAAACAGCGATTATGGGAAGCCGACAAGTTCGGCCCGTCCTGACAGAATGCCCGAGAGGGCGAACGCGTAGGGGGATAGTCGTCCTCTGAGGTGGTTCGAACCCACCCGGCCATTGATACGGCATAGCCGGTTTCGACTGGTAACCCGAGGAGGCCTATGCCCCTGCCATCGCGGCCCCGGACGCAAGGGTCGATCGCTGGCAGGGGATACCGGATGCCCGAGAGGGCGCATAGGTGAGAGCGGGTAGACGAGCGACCGGGCATCCTAGGTTCTGAGCGCTTCGAGACAAAAGCTTTGGGTCGTAACCTCTTGCTCCCGCTCTCGCGCACACAGCCCCGTCCGCTTCGGCAGGCGGGCTTTTCTTTGACAGCCGCTCAGACCGGCGAGGCAATCATGACACCCGAGCAGGTTCAAAAGGCAGCAGACGCGGCAGAGCGTGATGCCGAGAGCGGCCAATTCATAAAGGGCAAAAAGGGTGGACCCGGCCGACCGAAGGGTGCTCGCTCCAAGCTAGGTGAAGCGTTCCTCGAAGCTCTTTGTGACGACTTCAACGCCAACGGCGTCTTCGCCATCATGAAGGTGCGTGAAGAGAAGCCTGACCAATATCTCAAGGTGATTGCGTCCATCCTCCCCAAGCAGATTGAGGGCGAGGACGGAGAGCCCATCAAGGCCGAGATCATCTTCCGCACCGTCTACGAGGAGCGCAGTGGAGATTGAGCGTCGGGTTCGCTGGTATCAGCGCCCGCTCGACAAGTTCCTCCTCACAGGCGGCAAGCGCGCCATAGAGATTGCACATCGACGCTGGGGCAAAGACGAGATCGCCCTCGGCGTCACATGCCAGCTCGCTCACCAGCGGGTCGGCTCATACTGGCACTGCTTGCCCGAATACGCACAGGCTCGGAAGGCTCTTTGGACTGCGGTCAACCCGCACACAGGCAAGCGGCGCATTGACGAGGCTTTCCCGCCCATCCTCAGAGAGAGCACGAATGAAGCGGAGATGTTCATCCGCTTCAAGAACGGCTCAACATGGCAGCTCGTCGGGTCGGATCGCTATAACAGCCTCGTGGGCGCCGGCATCGCTGGTGTGGTATTCTCGGAATGGGCTTTGGCGAACCCGAGCGCTTGGGGTTACATCCGACCCATGCTGGAGGAAAACGACGGTTGGGCGGTGTTCATCACCACGCCTCGCGGTCGTAACCATGCCAAGGCCATGTTTGACATGGCGAAGGACAGCCCGCGTTGGTTCGCAGAGGTGTCAACGATCTACGACACCAGGGCGCTCACCAGCGAGCAGCTAGACGAGAGCCTGAAAGAGTACGTCGCGCTCTATGGCGAGGATCTAGGCCGAGCGCAGTTCGAGCAGGAGTATGAGTGCAGCTTCAACGCTGCGATCCTCGGCGCCTTCTACGCTCGCGAGATGGTGGCAGTTCGCAAGGAAGGTCGCATCGTCGCTCTGGATGCGATGCCCGATATCCCGGTCCACACGGCATGGGACATCGGCGTCAGGGATGACACATCGATCTGGTTCTTTCAGGTCGTCGGAACACAGGTGTTTGTGCTGGACTGCTACTCGGCGTCGGGCGTGGGTGTCGATCACTACGCGTCCATCGTGCATGAGCGGTTCGCAGCGCATGGATGGCGCAAGGGCGTCGATTTCGTCCCCCACGACGCGAAGGTGAAGCAGTGGGGTGTGCCTGAAGCTCGAACCCGTGTCGAGACGATGGCCGAGTATCGCCTCCGTCCTGAGCTGGTGCCGATGGCGAGCAAGCTGGACGGCATCAACGCGGTACGGCGAACGCTGCCTCGGTGTGTGTTCCATCCTCGCTGCGAAGACCAGGGCTTGGCCGCTCTGGAGCAGTATCGCCGTGAATGGGATGACGAGAAGAAAGCTTTCAAGCAATCGGAAGTGCATGACTGGTCGAGCCATCTGGCCGACGCCTTCCGCTATCTCTCGCTCTCGTGGCGCTCTGTGCCGCTGGAGATCGAGCCCGCCCGTATCAAGCCGCCTCCCGGCAAGATGATCGTGCCGCCTCTGCCTGACGAGCGCAGCGGACGACGCACCAGACTGTGAGCGCGTATGGCCGTACCTAGCAATCTCACGGATAGGGACGCCAACCCGGTCAACGCCACCCCCGGCGACTCCGCTGTCTGGCTCACCATGCTCCGAGAGGCCGAGCGCACGCTGGATGACTACCAGCGTAAGGCCGACAATGTTGACGACCTCTACGCCAACCTGAATAAGCTCTCCAACAACGCTCGTGACCGTGAGTTTCAGCTCTTTTGGGCCAACATTCAGGTCATGGGTCCGAGCATCTACAGCCGGCCTCCTCAGCCTGTCGTGGTGCCTCGCTTCAAGGATCGCCGCCCGCTCTACCGCCAAGCCTCCGAGCTTCTGGAGCGCTGCGTCACGGTGTCATTCGAGACATCGGATATCGACGGCCTCATGTTGTTGCTGCGCGATGATCTGACCATCGCGGGCCGAGGCGTTGCTCGTGTGCGGTACGAAGCCCGCATGAATGGCAACCAGGCCGAGGAGAAGCTTCACTACGACCACATCGACCGCCGCGACTATCTCAGCGAGCCAGCCCGCAAATGGGCTGATGTGGGTTGGGTCGCCTTCCGTGCGTGGATGACACGTGACGAGATGCGCGAGCGCTTCGCTGAGACATCTGGTGAGGCCTATCTCGACGTAGAGTTGGAGACGCGTCGTGATGATAGCGAGAAGTCGAGCCAGGGCCGTCAGGAGAAGGGCGGGGTTTGGGAGATTTGGCACAAGGGCCTGAACCGCTGCGTCTGGGTCGCTGATGGATGCGAGGTGACGCTAGACGAGGCCGAGCCGCATCTGAAGCTCGAAGGCTTCTTCCCGTCTCCGCGCCCAGCCTATGCTACGCTTCAGCGCCGCACTATGATCCCAGTGCCGGATGTCGTCTACTACCGCGATCAGCTTGACGAGGTGAACGAACTCACGGGTCGCATCCATGCGCTGTCCGAGAGCATCAAGGTCAAGGGCTTCTATCCTGCCGGTGCAACCGAGATCGGCGATGCTGTGGAAGGCGCGCTCAAGGCAGCCGACAATCGTCAGGTGCTTGTGCCGATCAGCAATTGGGCGGCATTCGGTCAGTCGGGTGATACGATCATCTGGCTTCCGATCGACCAGATCGCGCAGACCGTTGTCTCTCTGGTCGAGCTGCGCAAGGCTGTCATTGACGATGTCTATCAGATCATGGGCCTCAGCGACATCATGCGCGGCTCAACGGTGGCCAGCGAGACGCTTGGCGCTCAAGAACTGAAGTCTCAGTACGGCTCCATCCGCATTCGCGACAAGCAGGCCGAGCTGGTTCGTATGGCGCGCGACCTCGTGCGTATCACCGCCGAGATCATGGCCGAGAACTTCCAGCCCGACACGCTGCTCGCCATGTCGCAGCTTGAGATCGAGACGGACGAACAGATCACGCAGAAGGCGCAGCAGATCCAGCAGCAGGCCGCACAGCAGCTTCAGGCCCAGGTGCAGCAGGCCATGTCGAGCCCGGAAGCACAGCAGGCTGCGCAGCAGGACCCGAACGCCGCCCAGCAAATGATACAGCAGGCACAGAGCCAGATGCAACAGCAGGTGCAGCAGCAGATTGCGCAGTTGCAAGAGGTGCCGACCGTGGAGAAGGTCGTCGCCTTCCTGCGGGATCAGCGCATCCGCCCGTTCGTGCTCGACATCGAGACGGACAGCACGATCGCACCTGACGAAGATGCGGCCAAGCAGCGGGCGACGGAGTATGTGACCGCAGTCGGCGGCTTCATGGGCCAAGCTCTTCCGCTGCTCCAGGCTGATCCGTCCGCAGCCGGTGTGATTGCCGACACGCTCCGTTACGTCGCCAGCCAGTTCCGCGCTGGTCGTCAGATGGAAGCGAGCATCGAAGAGTTCGCCGACCAGATGAAAGCGAGGGCGTCTCAGCCTCAGCAGGGGAGCCCTGAAGCTCAGGCCGCCAAGGCTGAAGCCGAGGCCAAGCAGCAGGAAGCGCAGTCGCGCCAGCAGGAGATGCAGGCCAAAGCGCAGATTGAGCAGCAGAAGGCCGCAGCCGACATCCAGCTCAAGCAGGCCGATCTCCAAGCCAAGCAGTTCGATGCTGAGGCCCGACAGGCCGAGGTGAACGGCAAGCTGGAGATCATCGCGGCAGAGCGCGATGCGCAGGCTATGCGCCACGGCCAGGAGATGCAGAAGGGCGAGCTTGAGCTTCGCAAACTGTCTCTCGACATCGAAGCCAAGGCCTCGGCCGCCGACAATGCACAGCGCATGTCGGACGCCAAGATAAACCAGATGGCGGCTAGTTCGCAGAACAACGGAGAAGCCTGATGGGCGCCGCAGTTACCCTTATGGTTCCAGGCGTCAACGGCGTCGATGTGATGGCTGGCACGGCAGCATCGCCACTCCAGACCCAGGCCGTGACAGCTTCGACCAGCACTACGGCGCGGGTTGCTACATCTACGACCGTTGCCACGTTGCGGGCCGCCAACACGGCACGTAAGGGCCTGACTGTGTTCAACGAGAGCGGCGCGGTTCTCTACGTCAAGCTGGGCAGCGCGGCTTCTGCAACCGATTACACGTATGCAGCCCCGGCAAACGGCTACTACGAGGTGCCTTACGGATACACCGGGATCGTGACCGGAATTCTCGCCAGCGGCACCGGGTTTGCGCAGGTGACGGAGCTGACATGATGCCCGCATTCCCTCCGGTGCCTGATGCTCTGGTCCTTGCCGATACCCTGCCGAAGGCTGAGACGAAGACGCCGACAGCAGGTACCATGCCGATGGCCCCGCGTGCCGACCATCAGCATCCACGTCTGACATCCGCCAGCAATCATACGCTGGGCTCGGATGGCTTTGTAGATGTCATCTTCACCCGCACATTCGATCAAGAGCCTGCCATCGTGTGCTTGGCGCTCGGATCGTCTGACCCGGTGCCAGACTTCACTGCGACGCCGGTTAAGACGGGTGATGTGTGGACCGGCGCTCGCATTTACGGCGAACGCAAGCGCGCCCTTCCGCTGCTGACGGGCCTCGTCCTCATCGGCCCTGTCGTAACAGCGCTCGCTGGCTTCAAGCCTTGGGAGCCGGCAGCCGGCGCCCGTGTCAGTGTCATTGCTTTGCAGGCTTCCTAATGAGCGAATACGGTTGGATTGACCTCGGCAACGGTCGCAGCGTCTTCCGCAAGCTGACACCCTACATTGAGCCGAACCGGTCGGCTATCCCGTGCCCGATGCTCTCTCTCGACACCATGGAGCCGGTGCAGCATCCCGCAGATGGCAAGCACTACACCTCAAAGGCCAAGTTCCGAGAGGTGACGCGAGCCAATCAGATGGTGGAGGTCGGCAACGACCCCGCCCGCTTCCGCCACCAGAACCCGGTCAAGCCGGATCGTGGCAGCATTCGCCAGTCGCTTGAGAAGGCGATGGCGCAGGTGAACAGCCGCTAACACTCCCTCAGACGGAACCCACACCATGTCCGATGTCGTTGACGCAGGCGCACCCGCGCCGAGCGAAGGTCACTCTGCGCCTGTCGATAACACGCCAGCACCCGCGCCGACCCCGCTCGGCAATCAGGCTCCCACGCCCGAAAAGGCCGACGACAAGCCTGAAGCGCCTGCGCACAGCAAGAGCGCGAGAGAAGCGCTTGAGAAGGCGTTCGCGGCGCAGGAAGCGAAGGGCAAGGAACCGGCCGCCAAGCCTGCGGACGCCGCTCCCAGGCCGAGTGATGGCCCGGCCCGCGGCGAGGGCGGCAAGTTCGCGGCCAAGGAGGGTTCGAAGCCCGCAGAAGGTGAGGCTAAGCCTGCCGAGGCCGCCAAGCCTGCACCGCGCATCGAAGCTCCGCACCGCTTCAGCCCTGAGGCTAAGACGGCATGGGACGCCACCCACGACTCCGTCAAAGCCGAGACGCATCGCGCCATCTCCGAGATGGAGAAGGGCATTGAGAAGTACCGCAACGACGCCCAGGCATACGAGAGCGTCCGCCAGTTCGATGAGCAAGCACGCCGCGAAGGTCGGCAACTGTCCGAGGTTCTCAACGACTATGCGGGAATGGAGAAGCTGCTGCGGGAAAACCCTGTGGCCGGCTTTGAGCGGATCGCGCAGCATCTCGGGTTCAACCTTCGCGACTTTGCCGCGCACGTCCTGAACCAGACGCCGGACCAGCAGGCCAGCCGCGCAGACCAGACCATTCGCGAGCTTCGCAACGAGCTTGATGGCCTTCGCCAGCAGATGACGGGCGTCACCTCGCACATCAGTCAGCAGCATCAGAGCACCATCACCTCGCAGGTGGACGCCTTCGCTCGCGACAACCCGCGCTTTGACGAACTGTCCGACAGCATCGCTCACATGCTGAAGACGGGCTTCGCCACCGATCTTGCGGACGCCTATTCGAAGGCCGACCGCCTCACCCCCGCTCCCCAGCCGATGTCGCCTCCTGCGCCGGCTGCCCCTGCTCCCGTGTCGCTCAACCCGGCCGGAACCCGAACTGTCACCGGCGCCCCCAGCAATGGCTCAGACCCATCGCCGCGCGCGCAGGCCTCCTCAACCTCTCGACAGGCTTTGGAACGGGCATTCGCTGCCTCCGGCCTGCGTGTTTAAGGAACCCTGATCGATGCCGATCAATCCCATCGTCAACTACCAGCAGGCGCTGTCCATGGCGCTGGAGGACCGTTCTCGCGGCTACGAAGACCTCGTGTCGAACTCGTCGCCGCTGTTCGCCCTCCTGCGCTCCAAGGGACTGATGAAGTCCTACAGCGGCCCGCGCATTCGCCAGACGCTCCAGATCGCGAAGCCTGACGGCCAGTGGTACTCGGGCTATGACTTCCTCGCCAATCCGCCCATTGAGCTGTTCAACGACGCCTACTTCACGCCGAAGATGGTCGTCGTGCCGATCTCCATCACCATGGAAGAAATCCTCAACAACGAGGGTTCCAACCAGATCATGGACGTGATGGAGTCCTACATGGACGTTGCCGAGCGCTCGCTCGTTGATGTCATGGACACCGCCGTCTATGGCGACGGCACGGCCAATAACGGCAAGCAGCTCGGCGGCCTCGGCGTCGCGGTTCCGATCGTGACCAACGTCGGCACCTACGGCGGCATCGACCGCTCCGCCTATCCCCTCTGGCGCACCACGACCTACGATGCCAACTCGGCGTTCCCGACCATCGGCACGCAGGTCAACTCCACCACGATCCGCCAGATCCTGACGGAAATCTTCATCCGTCGCACGCGCGGTCGCCAGGGCGCCGATCTACTCATCATGAGCCCAGAGCACTTCCGCGCCTACGATGCGGCCACGGTCGCCATCCAGCGCCTCTCTTCGGAGAAGCCGGGCACGCTCGGTCGCATGGGCTTCCCGACGCTCCAGTATGCCGGCGCTGGCCGGACGGTGGAGATCGTTCAGGAAGGCGGCATCGGCTCCAACATGCCGGCGAACACCACGTTCGGCCTCGACACCTCCACCATGCGCCTGCGGTTCAACAAGGCCCGCAACTTCGACAAGCTGTTCCCGGGCGACGGCCTCATGCCGATCAATCAGGACGCGATTGGTCAGTTCATAGGTTGGATGGGCGAATTGACCCAAACCAATCCGCTTTTCAACTGGCGCATGTACGACTCCAACCCGAACGCCTAATCGGCCTGACAAGGAGAGCATCAAATGGCCTTCAACATCACGCCGAGCCTTGGCGTCAACACCAACTACGTCGGCGGCCTGCCGTACTACGATCCCAACTCGGCGGTTCCTTCGCCGCAGCTCGGCTCGAAGATCGTCGGCAACGACGGCCACGAGTACGTGTTCGTCCGCGCATCGGCCAACATCGCAGCCTCGACGGCGGTCATCATCACAGAGCCTGCCATGACGGCGGCCGGTGGTGCGGGCGCGTATTCCACCCAGGCCGGCCTTCCGGTCACGTCGGGCCAGTACTTCTGGGCTCGTTCGAACGCTCAGTAATCCAGAAGGGCGGGCCTAGTGCTCGCCCTTTCCCTTTTCACCGTCCGAGGATGCCATGAGCAACACCACGAACGACGCCCTTCTCGTGCCCGTCTTCAAGACGATTGCCGTGCCGAATGAGGCGCGCAGCCGAGAAGCTGGCCGCCCCATTTTCGATGACATGGAAGTGGTCGAAATCCGCTTTGGCGGCGACCGCAATAAGATTAGCGTGTTCCCGGCCCATGCCGAGACCGGCCTGACCGATGGCTCGGACGGCTACACCACCAAGATCACCTACGCCCAGCGCTTCCCCGAGCAATATCGCGCGTTCAAGCAGCAGGCCGCTCAGGTCAGCTCTGGAACGCCTGTCGAGGAACTGCCCTTCCTCACGCAGGCCAAACGCTCTGAGCTGAAGGCGCTCAACATCCACACGGCCGAGACGCTGGCCGAACTGGATGGCACGGCGCTGAAGACGCTCGGCATCGGCGGGCGCGATCTGAAGAACCAGGCGGTGGCTTACCTCCAGTCCGCCAGCGGTTCGGCTGAGACCGACAAGCTGCGCCGTGAGAACGAAGCCCTGCGTGCCCAGCTTCAGGCCTTCAACAAGGTGCCGACCGAAGCCGAGACAGAAGTCCAAGGTGAAGAGCCGGCTACGGACGAGCCCGAGCAGAAGGCCGAAGAGCCTG